GTGGGAGAAGCCAGAAAATATATTGAACAACTGGCGTGTTACAAAGACATGTCTAAGGCTGGGTAGTAAGATTATAGGTAAGTGTATGATGGGATCCACATCAAATGCACTGTCAAAGGGTGGTGGGAATTTTAAAAAATTGTACATGGACAGCGATCCGTCCGTAAGATCCGCAAACGGACAGACAAGGAGTGGTCTGTATTCATTATTCATACCAATGGAATGGAACTACGAGGGTTACATTGATCAGTATGGATGGCCTGTTTTTGAGGATCCTTCAAAACCAGTACTAGGTGTGGATGGAGAGATGATAGATGATGGTGTTATAACTTACTGGAACAATGAGGTTGAGGCACTTAAATCAGATCCAGATGCATTGAACGAGTACTACAGGCAGTTTCCTAGGACTGAGTCACATGCATTCAGGGATGAGTCAAGGCAGTCAATTTTTAATCTTACAAAAATATATCAGCAGATTGATTACAACGATTCATTGATAAAGGACAGGGTTCTAACAAGGGGGTACTTTCACTGGAAGAATGGTGAGAAGGATACTACTGTGATATGGACACCTGATAAGAAGGGTAGGTTTGTGGTTTCATGGGTTCCAACCTTTGAGCAAAGAAATAATGTTATAAATAGAGGAGGGGTTAAGTACCCTGGTAATGAACACATGGGATCTTTTGGTTGTGATCCATATGACATATCTGGTGTCGTTGGAGGAAGTGGATCTAATGGTGCACTCCATGGATTGACAAAGTTTCATATGGAAGATGCCCCATCTAATGAGTTCTTCCTTGAATATATAGCGAGGCCAAAGACGGCAGAGATATTCTTCGAGGATGTACTGATGGCATGTGTATTTTATGGTATGCCTATTCTTGCGGAGAATAATAAGGCGAGACTTCTTTACCATTTCAAGAACAGGGGCTACAGAGGTTTTTCTATGAATAGGCCTGATAAGAACAAAAAGAGACTGTCTAAGACAGAGTTAGAGCTTGGTGGTATACCTAATACCAGTGAGGATGTGAAACAGGCTCATGCGTCAGCTATTGAGTCTTACATAGAGCAGTATGTTGGATTTGATTCAGAAGCTACGTACAGAGATTCTGGTGATATAGGTAGCATGTACTTCACAAGGACTCTTGAAGATTGGGCCAAGTTTGAGATAAATAATAGAACAAAATATGATGCCTCGATCAGTTCAGGTCTTGCAATAATGGCAAATAAAAAGTATATTTCTAATGTACAGAAAAAAGAATCAAAAATAAGTATTAAATTTGTAAGATATGATAATCGTGGCAATAGAAGCGAAATAATAAAGTAATGGAGAAACCTTCAGTAATAATTAATCAATTACCTTTCCCGAACCAGATGGCATCTGACGAAGAAAAATCTTCAGAGAAGTATGGTCTTAGTGTAGCTAAAGCTATAGAAGGTGAGTGGTTCAAAAGAAAGGGAACGTCTTGTAGGTTTTATGACCAATGGGGAGAGTACCACAGATTAAGACTTTATGCTAGAGGTGAACAGCCTGTTCAGAAGTATAAGGATGAGTTAGCTATAAATGGTGATATGTCCATGCTAAACCTAGACTGGACTCCTATACCTATCATACCTAAGTTTGTAGATATTGTTGTAAACGGAATGAATGACAGGCTTTACAAGGTTAAGGCTGAGGCACAGGACGTGATGTCTGCAGAGAAAAAGAATCAGTTCCAGGAGTCTATAGAGAAGGATATGGTTTCCAAAGATTTCTTGGAGATGACAAAGCAGGAGTTTGGTATCAATGCGTTTAATATGGATCCAAATGAGCTTCCAGCTGACGATCAAGAGCTTTCTTTATACATGCAGATAAACTACAAGCCTGGTATAGAAATAGCTGAGGAGGTTGCCATAGATACCATACTTAAGATGAACAAGTTTGACGAGGTCAAAAAGAACTTCGACTACGACGTTACAACTATAGGTGTCGGTGTAATGAAGCATGAGTTCCTTGTCAATGACGGTGTAAATGTAGACTACGTAGATCCAGCTAACTGGATACATAGCTATACAGAGAAGGAGGACTTCTCTGACTGCTACTACTTCGGTGAGGTTAAGCAGGTTCATTACACAGAGCTTTTAAAGATAAATCCAGACCTTACTGATGAGCAGCTTACAGAGATAAAGAACTCTAGTTCTGCATGGAATAATTACTTTCCAATAATAAGAAACTATCAGGACGACGCATTCCTAAATGAGGTTGTCACGCTTGTGTATTTCAACTACAAGACGAGTAAAAGGTTTGTTTGGAAAAAGAAATTATTAGAGAATGGTGGAGAAAGAGTTATAAGAAAGGGAGACACATTTAATCCTCCAACAGGAGATGGTGTTCCTTTTGAAATAATCGAGGCACCAAGAGAGGTATGGTATGACGGAATCCTTGTTGGTGGATCTAACATACTTCTTAAATGGGAGATGGCTAGAAACATGGTAAGACCAAAGTCAGCATCTCAGAGTGCCATGCCAAACTATGTGGCACATGCTCCAAGATTATATAAGGGTAACATAGAGTCATTGGTTAGAAGAATGATTCCATTTGCTGATCAGATTCAACTGACACACCTAAAACTACAGCAGGTAATGTCAAGGGTTGTACCTGACGGTGTATTTATAGATGCAGACGGTATTAATGAGGTAGACCTAGGTACTGGTGCAGCATACAATCCTGAGGACGCACTTAAGCTATACTTCCAGACTGGTAGTGTTATCGGTAGAAGTTATACTCAGGAGGGAGAGTTTAATAATGCAAGGGTTCCAATACAGGAGCTTAACTCAAACAGTGGACAGTCTAAGATGGCTGCACTTATTGGGAACTATAACCACTACCTAAACATGATTAGGGATGTGACGGGCATAAACTCTGCAAGGGATGGATCAACACCAAATCCTGATGCACTTGTGGGTGTGCAGAAGTTGGCTGCATTGAGCTCTAACACTGCTACAAGACACATTTTAAACGCAGGTTTATATGCAACAAGAAGGCTTGCCGAGTGTATATCCTTAAGGGTTGGAGATATACTTGAGTATGCAGACTTTAGGGAAGAGTTCGCTATGCAGATAGGAAAGTATAATGTCGCTATACTTGACGAGATTAGAGACCTATACCTTTATGACTTTGGTATATTTATAGAGGTCGCTCCAGATGAGGAAGAGAAGCAGATGCTTGAGGCTAATATAAATGTAGCACTTCAGCAGAAGACGATAGATCTTGAGGATGCTATAGATATTAGAGGCATGAATAACATTAAGCTGGCAAATGAGATGCTTAAGGTTAAAAGACGTAGACGAATGGAGCAGCAGCAGAAGCAACTTCAGCAGCAGCAACAGATGAAGCTACAGTCAGACCTACAGACTCAGCAGTCAGCGGCACAGCAGAAGGCACAGCTAATACAGCTTGAGGCTCAGGCAAAGTCACAGGTTAAAGAGGCCGAGGCTCAGTTTGAGATTCAGAAGATGAATGCAGAGGTTGAGGCAAAGAGATACCTAATGGACCTGGAGTTCCAGTACAACATGCAGCTTAAGGGAATAGAGGCTGAGTCATTGATGAAGAGAGAGGACAACAGAGAGAAAGGCAAGTCTGAAAGAATAAGTCAGCAAAACAGTGAGCAGTCTAAGCTTATAAATCAAAGAAAAAACAACCTACCTCCACAAAATTTTGAGAGCACGGAGGATACGTTGGATGGTTTTGACTTAGAATCATTTGGTCCTAAATAGGATACAAAAATATTACTTAACTTTGTGAATAAATAAAATATAATAAAATGGCAGAAGAATTTAAAGTAAGGGCTGTTGACTTTGAAGAAAAGTCAGCTCAGGAGATCGAAAGAGATCTCTTAGAAAAGGCAGAGAATGAAAACAACGAAGCTAACGATGCAGGAATGGAAGAAAGCCCTGAGGGTTCCTCCGCCTCACAAGAGCAAGAAGATATACAGCCGCAAGGCGAAGCACAAGAGCCGTCCTTAAATGACGGTGACGTTCTTTCATATATTGGTAAGAGGTACGACAGGGAGATAAATTCCTTGGATGAGTTGTTCGAACAGCGTAATGCTAACGAGGAGCTACCTGAGGATGTGTCATCATTCCTGAAGTACAAGAAAGAGACAGGTCGTGGTATGAATGACTTCATAAAGATTAACAAAAATTATGATGACGTTAATGACGACCAGCTACTACTTGACTACTACTTAGAGCAGAACAAGGGATTGGATCCTGAGGATGTAAGCTTTGAGATAGAAGACAAGTTTTCTTATGATGAAGATCTTGACGAAGAGAGAGAGATCAAGTCCAAGAAGGTAGCGAAGAAGAAAGAGCTTGTTAAGGCTAGAGAATATTTTAATTCTTTAAAAGAACAGTACAAGGTTCCACTTGAGTCAAGGGATTCCTTTGTTCCAGAGGAGGAGAGAGAGAGCTTCAATAGCTACAAGAAAACAAAAGAGCAGCGACTGCAAAACGAGCAGATACTTGCTGAGAGGGCTAAAAAATTTACAAGTAAGACAAGTGAATTATTCTCTGAGAACTTCGAAGGTTTCGGGTTCAACATATCAGAAGATAATAAGGTTGTATACAAGCCAGCTGATAGCAAGACCTTACTCAACGAACAGTCTGACCTTAATAACTTTGTTAATAAGTTTACAGGTGAGGACGGATCGATTGAGGACTATGAGGGATTTCATCGTTCTATAGCTGTGGCTTCAAACCCTGAAAAGTTTGCCAAATATTTCTATGATAAGGGTATGGCAGATGCGGTAGGCGATGTGGCTAAGGAGTCTAAAAATATTGACATGACTCGTCAGTCCACAAAGGTTGCCCCTAAGGAAGGGTTTCAGGTCAGAAACATAGACGCAGATCGTAGCAATAGATTAATTATTAAAAAACGTAAAAATTAGAAAAAATGGCTGGATCATTACAAACGAGCCCAGGAGTATCGATTACACCTAGCTCAGTTAAGGCAACATTGCCTACAAATTACATCACCAATTTCGACTTCTTAAATCAGTATCTTCCAGATACTTATGAAGCTGAATTTGAGCGATATGGAAACAGATCAATCTCATCATTCTTGAGAATGGTCGGTGCAGAACTTCCTACTAACTCTGACTTAATCAAGTGGGCAGAGCAGGGACGTTTACATACTAAATACCAAGGATTAACTCCTGGTGCTTTCAGTGCAGGTGTTCAAACATTCACTCTTGCATCTGGTGCATGTGTATTTAGAGTTAATCAGACAGTTTTATTGTCTGACGAAAGTTCATCTGTAGCTAAAAAAGGTTTAGTTACTGCAGTTGCAACTGATGGATCTACATTTGATGTAGCTTACTACAGTGTTGAAGCATCTAATCCATTTGGATCTAACACTGTAACTGCATTCGTTTACGGTTCTGAGTTCAAGAAAGGAACATCAGGTATGGATGGATCTTTAGAGGCTCAGGATGATATCTTCGAGTGTAAGCCAATCATCATCAAAGACAACTATGAAGTGTCAGGATCTGACATGGCTCAAGTTGGATGGGTTGAGGTTACAACTGAAAATGGTGCGACTGGATACCTTTGGTACTTAAAGTCAGAGCACGAGACTCGTCTACGATTCGAGGATTACTTAGAGATGGCTATGGTTGAAGGTGTTCCTGCTGCGACAGGTTCTGCTGCTGAGACTCAGTTGTCTGACAACTCTGCCGCTGGTGTTGTTAATGCTGGTACTCAGGGTATGTTTGATACTATCGAGGATAGAGGTAACGTATGGTCAGGTGGTAACCCAGCTGCATTGGCAGACTTTGATACAATCATTCAACGTCTTGACAAGCAGGGTGCTATCGCTGAGAACGTATTGTTCTTAAACCGTCAGTTCTCTTTCGATATTGACGACATGTTAGCTGCTCAAAACTCTTACGGAGCTGGTGGTACATCTTACGGATTGTTTGACAACTCTGAGGAGATGGCACTTAACCTAGGATTCTCTGGATTCAAGAGAGGTTATGAGTTTTACAAGACTGACTGGAAATACTTAAACGATGCTACGCTTCGTGGAGGTCTAGTTGGTGGAGCTATCAACGGTGTACTTGTACCTGCTGGTACAACTACAGTTTACGATCAAGTTCTTGGTAAGAACGCTAAACGTCCATTCTTACATGTACGTTACAGAGCTTCTGAGGCTGAAGATCGTCGATACAAAACTTGGATGACAGGTTCTGCAGGTGGTGCGATGACTAACGACATCGACAAAATGCAGGTGAACTTCTTGTCAGAAAGAGCACTTTGTGTTATGGGAGCTAATAACTTCGTATTGTTCAAAGGATAATACAAGACTATTTATATACCAGGGGTTTCGGCCCCTGGTTTTTATTAAAATTTAATTAAAATAAAATGAAAAAAAGAAAATCAATACTAGAGCCTAAGGATAGAATATATCTATTAAAGGGAGAGAAGCAACCGTTATCATACTTTATTGCTTCTAAGGACACACCAAGAAAAAGACTACTGTACTACGATGAGGAAAATAATATGAATAGACCTCTTCGATATGCACGTAATGCAAATACTCCATTCATGGATGAGCAGGACAGCAATGTGATCATTGAGCCTGTTGTTTTTGAAGATGGTGTACTAAGGGTTCCAAAATCAAATCCTGTACTTCAAGAATTTTTACACTACCACCCAGAAAACGGTGTAGAATTTTATGAGTTTGATAATGAGAAGGATGCACAGGAGGATGTTGACTTTATGTACAGCGAACTTGATGCACAGGTTGCTGCAAGAGATTTAGACTGGACAACTATGGAGGCTGTTGCAAGCGTTCTTCTTGGATCAAGATCATCCTCTATGACTGTAGCTGAGGTAAAGAGAGATATCATGATATATGCAAAAAGATATCCACAAGATTTTATGGACACTGTTAATGATCCATCTCTACGTGTTAACAATATAGCAGCAAGAGCTTTATCTGACGGATACCTATCATTCAGAAACAATAAAAAGGATATATACTTTAACTTGAAAGAGAACAAGAAGAAGTTAATGACTGTACCATTTGGAGAGGATCCGTTGTATACATTGTCATCATACCTTCAGTCTAATGATGGGCTTGAGCTGTTCAAGTTCTTAGATGAAAAGATATCTGAGAATTAGTATATTTGTGGTATTATTAACCCATTAAATTTTTTAACAATGGCAAAGTTTTTATCTATTCCTGTAACAAATGAAGGGAATCAATTAGTTTCTGCTGATGACATTAAAATCATCAAGCAGGCATCTCCAACTACGGTAACAGTAGTTTATGGTGGTGCTGCAGCTCAAGACGTTTTAACAATTACTCATGCAGCAGTTGCTGCTGGATCTGAGGAGATGAGAGACGTTATTCAGAATGCAGTTGTTGATGCACATCAGTCTGTATGGCATAATGTTGTAACTAACGTAGATCCTTCAAAGGCAGTAAGCGGAATCGTTATTGCGTAAAAGTAATATCACTTAATTCATCAAAGGCACTTTTTAATCGAAGTGCCTTTTTTTATTTATCTTTGTTAAAACTAGATAGATGATCAATCAAGTAAGAAATACTGTACTGTCTATAATCAGCAAGGAGAACAGGGGATATATAACCCCTTTTGAGTTCAACCTGTTTGCAAAGCAGGCACAGCTTGAGATATTCGAGCAGTATATATACTCATACAGCACATCAATAGTCAAGCAGAACGCAAGGCTACATGGAGAGGGATATTCAGACATTCCTAAAAAGATAGCGGACGTGATAGATACGTTCTATAAACTATCATCACTCACACACACAGGATCTGAGTTCACACCACCCACAGACTACTATTTTGTGGATAAGCTTATATATAACACGTCTGTTGAGGTTGAGAAGGTAAGTCAGAATAAGGTTTTAAAACTTACGTCCTCAAACCTTACGGCACCTACGGTAGCATACCCAGTATACACCATGAACGAAACAGGATTTTCAGTATACCCAAACACGATAACTTCAAACGTATCCATGGGATATGTGAGGTATCCAGTGGATCCAAAATGGACA